GAAACCAGTGAAACCTAAATTTAATGCCATATCTTCAGAGTTGTTGAATACTCCGTAAGAAGTACCACCAGCTCCGTAAGAGTTCATTGAAGCTAACATATCATCAATAGCTAAGCTAGTTGATCTGTTAACAAACATCATGTACTCTTCAATAGCACCTTGCTTATCAAACTCAGCAAGTATTGCATCGAACTCAGCTAAATCAGTAGAAGCGTTAACACCAGTTACACCAGTAGTTACGTTACCTCTTGATTCGATAGCAGCAAATAAACCTTGAGTACCAGTTGAATCACCAGCTGATCCTAAGAAATTATCTACAGCATCAGTACCATGAACACCAAGCTCACCTTCTAACATTGCCATTTCAATGTAATCAGTAAATCTAGCTCTTGTGTCAGCTTCAGCTTTTAAGTACCATAAGTAACCTGATTGTCCATTTTCAGCAGAAATTTCTACCCAACCAATTCTAGAAGCATCAGATCCTGACACCTCGTAGTAATCTTTCATGATTATTGGTTTGTTAGAAAAAGTATTAAAAGAAGGCTCGTTAGCTCCTCTTGAATCAGCTTCAGCAGCAGCTGCAGAAAGGTATTTTTTACCTTTAGCATATTCAGAACCATAAACTAATACAACTAAGTCAGTTTTTGCGTCTGTAATTGCAGAACAATCAGCTGCACCGTAAGGCGCAAGTTCTACAACGTTACCATCAACTTCAGTTACTAAAGCTTTTATAACAGCTTCAGAATTAGAAACAATAACAGTATCGTTAACTCTAATACCATGAGAGCCTGAAGTATAAGCAGCATTAGTATCTATATGGTCAGTAATAGTAATTTTACCACCGTTAAGTGATCCATTAATGTTACCGTTATTATCAGTCATTGTAGCAGTGTAAGATAAGTGTAATCTACCTTGCTCAGACCATACAACTTGATCAGATGTCATAGCCTCTTCTGCGCCGACTTGTGATAAGAAACCAGAAATTGTACGAGGTCCAAAAACCTCAGCTTCTTGCTCCATTAAGTCTGGCAGGTATTGTTGAGCCCACGTGTTATCCGTAGTCCCAGTAAAATCTAAATAGTTCGTCGCTAGTGTTTGTTGTTTTACTGACGGCGTGCTATTTAACAAACTTCCATTTGTAATTGCCATAATTTTGTAATTTTAAATTAGTTATTTATTTTTAATTTTAAACTTAAAAGTTGGAGAAGTATCATCGTTAAGCACTCTTACTTTAGGGCCACTGGTATTATCATTTGAAAATGACTGCCTTGGATCCATACTTACGTTTTTAGCCTTAGCAACACTTTCTTTCATAGCATCAGCTTTACCTTGATCGTAAAAATGCTTAGCAATAGCGTCGGGATTCATTGCTGTAAATAGAGATTTATGGTAACCTTTAGCATCTGACATTTCATTATTTTCATTCAAGAACTTCTTGACAAAATTATTAATGTCGCTTTGAGTTTCTTTTACCTCACCAGCGTTTTTCACGTTAAACCGATATTTTTTATCACCGACGTTATATTCAAAACCTTTGAATTTATCGTTAAAAACTTGTTGAGTTTTTAATTTAAAAGTATTAGTTTGTTTGTCCGCTATTTTTTTATTCTATTCGCTTTCTTTGTTGTATCTATTAAAGAAGTCCATAGCTTTTTGTTGTTCAGGCGTTAACCTACTTCCAGCTTTAACTTCTTTATAGTATTTAGACTTTTGCCCGTCTAGGTGGCTTTTAGCGTTGGCAACTTGCTCTTTTAACGCTATTTTCTTTTTTCTTATTTCTCTTGCTTCGTCTTCTTCTTCATCATAAGAAAATGAGTCTTCAATTAAGAAAGTTATTTCATCGTCAGTTAGATGTTTTTTAGTTTGCTTGTAATACTCTCTTAATATTGTCATGTCGTCGTAACTAGAATAATCTTGGTTAAGACGCACGTAATCTTCTAATGTACCACCAGTTTCTTCCATAAAATCTACAACTTTTTGTAAACTTTCTGGTATTGCCTGTCCAGTTTCTTGAGCTTCTTCTATAGCTTCAGCTACTTCTTCTGCTAACTCTTCAGTTTGCTCTTTAACTTCTTCTTCAGTAACTTCTTCTAAAGTTGGTTGTTCTTCTTGTGTTTCAGCTTCCGGTTGTACTTCTTTTTGTTTTTTTGTGGCGTCGGCATCTTCAACGAGCTCAACCACTCCGCTGTCGTCAGCGTTATCTTCTTTAACTTCTTCTGTGGTTTCATTTTTTTCTTCTGTTTTTGGTGTTGGTGGTTTATCTAAATTTACTTTGATGATATTATCATCTTCTTTTATTTCTTTTTTACTAAGATCAACTTTAGTTACGTTGTCTTTAGCAGCCTTTTCGACTACTTCTTCTTTTTTCTTTTTTGCCATAATATAATATAATAATAATTAATAATTTTTATCTAGGATCAAATGCACCTAAATCAAATCCGCCTCCTAATATATCATTACCTGCGGACTCAAAGTTTTTAGGTGGTTTTTCACTTTTTCTTTGATCTATAAGCTCACTTTGTTGTGTAGCCTGTATTCTAGTTCTTTCATCTTTACGATCTTCTTTTTCTTTTTCTTTAGATTTTTGAGCTTCAACCTCCATACTTTTTAATTGCATATTCATTTGAAACTCTAATTCCATAAGTTGCTTTTTGTGTAAAACTTCTTGCTCCATTTTTTGAGCATCTATTTGAGCTTTCATTTGTTCAAGCTGTGCTTCTGCTTGAGCTTTAGCTTGTTCCTTTTGAACTTCAAGCTGGGCAGAAGCTTGTTGCGTTTGCATATTAGCTTGTGCTTGAGCTTGTATATTTTGCTGTGCTATTGCCTGATCTCTACCTAATTTTTGTTGTCTACGTATTTTTAGCAACTGATTAGCAAGTTTAACGCTTTTTATTTCTCTAAGATCAATAGCATCTGTAAGTTCTATTAATTGCTGTTGAAGGGCCATTTGAATATTATTTTCAAGCATTGCCTTTTCTTCTTCATCAGGCATTAACTCTATAAATATACCAAAGTCATACAAATATAGCTCTGACATTTCTTCAAGCGTAGCTACATTGTGAGAACCTATAGCTTGTATAAATGCATCAGCTGTTGGTGAATATTCTAATATATCTGATATTCTAAGAGATAAACACTCAGCTGTATTAGCTGTTAAATACAAACCAGCTTGTAATATGTGTCTTGTTGCTGTATTAGAATTAGCAGCAGCTAATTTCTGTACGCCAACTAAAGCGTTTTTGTCTGGCATACTACCATCTCTAGCCTCATTAAGACCGGTAGTATCTCTAATCATTTGTAAATAATAGTTATACGTGCCTATTAAACTTTGCATTTTAGCACCACCATTACTAGACTGTATTTCTTGTATAGGCACTTTACCAGGATTCATATCACCCTCACTTGTAAATGACCTACCAATAACGGATCCAGTTTGGAAAAACATGTTTAAAGCTTCTTGTGGATTATAATTAGTACCGTTACCTAAATCTATTTCAGCAAGACCATCTGCATCTAAGTACACACCATCTGGTACCATACGAGATAATACTTGTTGTAATTTTAAATGTGTAAGTTGTATCATGTCAGCAAAACCAGTTATCCTACTAACTAAACTTTCAATTCTACCTTTATACATACGAGGCGCTACAATACTGTAATTCATTTTAACTTTAGTAAAGTCGCTTTTTGGCCTCATCATGTTTTTAGCCATTTCCCACTTTAACAATTTGTCTGTACCTAAAATAATAGCACCATCATATAAGCACTCTACTGACCTATGTAGTTTACCAAAATTATTAGAATCTTCTGGTGGATTAAACGTATCATCTTTTGCCAGTATTTTTTCTGCTCCCGTACCAGTTTCTTTTACTTTATAAACCTCGTTCATATAAGTTTTATAGTTAAAGTATAAAACTTGAACTTTATTGTTGTCTTCTTCTTTAGAGTTATAAGCGTTGTTATGATAGTTAGCTTGATTGTAACTTTTGTTTTTTATTATATCTTCAAGAGCTTCTTGATCAAGATGCGGAAACTGCTTTGCTAACTCGTTAATAGGTATATTTTTTACTTCACCAACATAATATATGTCATCAAAATATGGTGATTCAGTATATGAATATACTAAATCTGTTGGATCAACGTATTCAACAGTAACACCTTCAGATGTATTAAATCCAGTTTTAACAGCACCAATACCTAAAACTGTAAGATCATAATAAAACTGTTTTTTAGTTAACTCGTATTTATTACCTTCTAATAGTACGTTTATAGCTTGCTCTTCGGCTAATTCTACAGCTTGTTTATAACTTAACTGCATATGTAGCTTTAATTCTTCTTCTGATCCTGGCAATGTATCAGGGTCATTTTCATACAAATCAATACCAAAAGCTTCTCCTGCAAAATCGTTTAATTCTTGCGATCTCATATCAGCTAATATAGACTCCATATATTGAGTTCGTTTTTCTACACCATATGGATCTTGTGAATACGCTTTTATATCATATGTTCTTTCTGCAATACCATTTACTACTATATCAACAAACTTAGGTATAATAGGTACTGGTTTCCAGTCTAAATTTAAATAAGATAAATCACCATTTATAGATAACTCATCTTTATATTTTTGTATTGATTGTTCACCTCTTGCGTATAATCTAAGATTGTGAAAGTTGTTGTGGTTAGTTCTATATCTATTGCTACCTCGTTCAGTATGAAACCACTCAGCTTCAATAGCTTTAGCTACTTTTAAACCATAGTCGTAACTCATTTTTTCAACGTCACTTACAACTTGAGATGGGAAATAACTTCTTACAGCCATATTTATTGTTTAATTATTTTTGACATATTACCTTTGTTTGAATATTTAGCAATACTTATATTTAGTTTTGGTTTTTCTATTGTAGCATTAGGTCTATACAAATGTCTATTGTTAGCCATTATAGCAAGTCCAGAGCTTATAGAAGCATCGTGTTTTGTTCTTTTATTTATATCAAATTTAGCCCAGTCATTTAATAACTCATTAAAATAACAATTGCCAAATTGACCTTCAGCATTCATACCTACGTGATTTTGTATATACATTTCAATAGCCGCAGCATGTGCTTGTTTTATATCTTCGCTAGAGTTTGGTATACCACCTATTTCTTTTTCAGCTGTAGACAACTTGTTCCAAACTTTATCAGGACGGTTCATACTAAAACCTCTATAACCACGTCTTCTTAAATAATACAGTAAACGCGGTTTGTTGTTTTCTGCAAGTAAAGGCATCCCGTAAAATACCAACGCCATTAAAACGTCTTCAAAAAACATCTCTGCAGTTTGAGGTCTAGCTATATATTCTAAGAAAAAAGTATTAGCAGGTGCGTCTTCCATGCTAAACTTAGTTAAACCATGTAAAGCACCTTTAGAGCCTTTACCATCTACAGTCCCTGATATATCATATGAGTCACAACCAAAAGCACCCATGTGCTCGTTACCAGGATATTTTATACCGTTTTTAATTATAATTTTATTTTGTATATGTGTTGGCGGTACCCAACTTACTTTAAATCTACCTTGCGGATCTGGGTAA